TGTTGCAACGGGCTTCGGCCATCGCACAGCGTCGCTCCGAGGCCGCCCAGTCGATGGGTGCGCCGACACCGAACGGTGTCGCAGGCGTCAATCCGGCAGGCCAGCAGATGTCGCCGCGTGACCGTGCGCTCGCACGGCTGGAGGCCAACGGCATCTAAGACGTAACGGCAACAAGGGGTATCCAACGTTTACAAAATTCGCGTTGAGAGTTGCTGTGTCCCCAAGGTTTGGGGTGATCGAACCTTGGGGACCGAACCCCTACTTGCGTGATACCACAACATGTGGTGTATGCTGACTCGTGTACCCGGATAGGTACACAACACATAGCAGCTGACAGTTCGCCGGATAGCGAATTGAATACGACACCGGATGGGTCGATTCTGCAGGTTGCGTCCCACAAACTGATTTTCCGACCAAGGAGCAACAATGGCTGCATCATTGTCAACGGTCGACGCAATCCTGAAGGACGACTACAAGGATTTCCTCGACAACCTCAACGAAGCGAACTTCATCCTCTCGCAGGTGGAGACGCGCAAGGACACCGTCCAGGGCCGAATCGCCCGCCACGCTGTCCACCTCGGCCGCTCAAGCGGCGTCGGCGCTCGCGCTGAGAACGGAACCCTCCCGACGGCTGGCAACCAGTCGTACGCGACGGTCCCGGTCCCGGTTCGGTACGTCTACGGCCGCATCCAGCTGTCCGGCCCGACCATCCGCCAAGCCGTCTCGGATCGTGGTGCGTTCATCGACGCCCTCGACGCCGAAATGGAAGGCATCAAGAAGGACGCCATGAAGGACGTCAACCGTCAGCTGTGGGGCACCTCGAACGGTGTCATCGCACAGTGCGGCACGACCTCCAACGCAACGACCGTCGTTCTCGCCTCCACCACCGGCTCGACCGCCCTTCGCCAGCTGTTCTTCGACGGCGGCATGGTGGTTGACATCGGAACGGTTGCCGCCCCCACCACCGTGGCGTCGGCCCGTACCGTGAGTTCGGTCGATGAGACGAACAAGACCATCGCCATCTCCGGCGCTGCTGTCACCACTTCCTCGAGCCACTTCGTCTTCCGTTCGGGAGCCGGTGGAGCGAGCAGCAACAGCGGCCAGCCCGGCGACGGCCAGGTCGAACTGACCGGTCTGCAAACCATTGTGGACGACTCGGCGGTTCTCCACACCATCAACCCGTCCAGCCAGCCGAAGTGGAAGGCTTATGTGAACTCGAACAGCGGTACGAACCGTTCGATCACCGAGTCCCTCATCACTGGCTCAATCATGAAGACCCTCACCAACTCGGGCAAAAAGCCCAGCCTGTTGGTGTCGGCTGAGGGTGTCAACCTCGCCATCTCCAACCTGTTGCTCTCGTTGAAGCGCAACATGGAGCAGACGCAGCTCAAGGGCGGATACGCAGGTATCCAGTTCTACAGCCCGTCGGTCAGCGGCAAGGGCGACGAAGCCCCCACGGCCCTGTACGCCGACTTCGACTGCCCGAACAACCGCCTCTACGGAATCAACCCCGAGGTGCTCGTGTTCCACCAGGTCGGAGACGGCTTCCAGTTCATGGACCTCGACGGAGCGGTGATGAACCGCAAGCCCGACCTCGATGCGTACGAAGCGACGCTCTACATGTACGGCGAACTCGCCTGCAAGCAGCGCAACGCCCACTTTGTCATCAAGGACATCACCGAGGTGACCATCTGACATGGCGGCTTCAAGCTCAATCACCTTGGCTTCCGAGGTTCCGGGCACCCGCAGGGAAGTGCGTGGCACTGTCACCTTCGACTCGTCGTACCCGACGGGCGGAGAGAATGTCACCCTCGCCCAGCTCGGCCTAACTCGCTTGGACTGGCTGACGGTCAACACGACCGACGGCCACGTCCCGGCGTGGGATGGCTCAACCAGCGCACCCAAGATCAAGCTGTTTTGGGTCGACACCACCACGGATGGCGCACCTTTGGAAGAACTTCCGGCAACCACCGATGCTTCGGCAGTTGTCGTTCGTTTCCACGCCGTCGGCGCGTAATCTCTACAACACAACACACAGGGCGTGGGGCCGGTTGCCTTCGGGCGACCGGCCCTTCGTTCTAGGATGGGTCCATGATTCGCGCAGCAGACATGATGGGAAACGTAGAAGGCGGAAGCCAAATGGCTGAAGTCTCCTTCGATGTCTACGACATTGCTACCCGCATCCAAAAAGGTGACGAATCCGGCTGGCGTGGCGATCCGAGCGCATCGCTCATGTTCAACCCGCTCGCAGGACGCTTCGAGGTGTGGATGGTTGACGTGACCGGCACCCCGTATGTCGCCTGCTCCCATCACCGTTGCGACCACACCCTTATCACGAAACTGATTGAAGGTGACTGGCAAAAAGGCAAAGCCTTGCACGAAGACCTGATGAAGAAGAACCGCAAGATTCGTGACGCCCACGAAACCGCCGAGAAAGAAAAACGGCTCGAGTTGGCTGACAAACTTCATTGGGCGCTCATCCAAGACTTAGGGCACCTTGACGGCGGCAACCGTCGTCAATACAGCATGGCTAAGAAAGGCAAATGATGGCTACCTACGACGTCAACACAGCAAAACATGCCGTCCTCACCCCCGACACGGTCGACACCGTCAACCTGGCAAATCCGGCATCGTTCATCCTCGTATCGAACCGCACCACTAGCGGCAACCCGATCTACTTCACATTCGGCGACGCAACCAAAGGCGTCACCAATCCGACCGTCGGAGGCGACGACAGCTACATCGTCACCATTGGCATGACCGTCTCGTTGCCCGCTGACGGCACATCGGCACAAGTCAAACTGATTTCAACAAGCGCCCAGGCTTACAGCGTCCAGGTGGTGTGATGAACAGGTCGGAACTCCGCACCGCCATCAAAGACCGGCTCGCTATCCCATCAACCGGCGACGGCCTGATTACCGACTCGTATGTCAACACGTCAATCAACGACGCACTCAACCGCATGTCCGCCGAACGTGACTGGTGGTGGCTGGCCGCGACAGCAAGCCTGAACTTTGACGCCGTGAACGGCGCAGCAAACCTGCCGTCCGACTTCATGCGAGCCAACCAGCTCGTCATCAACGGATCAGCCGTCGAACAAATTGCGTTCGAGGATTACGTCAACCCGCTGTTTGAGGCCGACACCTACGGCTGGGTGATCTACGGCAGTCAAGTTCGCATCACACCGGTGCCGAGCACCACGACACCCGGCACCTTCTATTACTTCCGGTCCGAGCCAGCCCTCTCGAGCGACGGGTCGTCACCGCTCATGCCGGGCCTGTACCACTACGCGGCAGTCGCCTACGGCTCATACCTGTGCGCGGCACGACGCCAAGACGAACAGCGAGCCAGCCTGTATTTACAAGAGTACGGCAACTGGCTGAAAACCATGAGCGATGACAACCGGTCGTCAATAAAAAAGCGCATCAAGTTCGACCGCTTGACCGACTACGCCTCCTGGGAATAACCGATGGGTACCTTCCAGGTCACCTACGACGACTTTAGCGGCGGCCACTACATGGGTGACCGTTCCACCGAACTACCCAAAAACACCTGGAAAGGCGACAACGTCATCCTGTCCGTTCGTGGCGATCTAGTCCCGACAGGTGTCAAAGAAATGAAAGAATTCGCTGCTCCAACCCCAGCATCAGGGACATGGAATTACGCACAAGTCAAAAGCGCTTTCGCGTTCAATGTCATTTACGGTGTTGCTTTCGTTTCCTACTACGGTACGGCGGTATCAGGAACTGTCATCCAAATAGTCGACACGTCCACCTCGGGAACACCGACAACTTTCTCTTACACGATTACCGGTCGCGTTGATGGAACAGTCACGTTCGACAATGTCCGAACTGGCTCAAGCACAGACAAATTCTTCACCTACATCAACGCAGTCAACGGCGACGTTCGCCAATGGTCATGGGTAACTGCCACCGACTCACTCGTTGTTGCAAACCCATTCAGCACAAACAATCCGGTCAACCTTGTCCAGGTTGGCGCCAGGCTTGTCACATGGTTCAACCAAAGCCTCTATTACTCGGGTGCATCAGATGCGGCTACATGGTCGACGGCCACCCAGTATTACGACTTTCCTGATGTCATTACCGGTGTATTCCCACGATCCAACGACTTCATTGTCACCACAGTCGGAGCTGTGTATTCAGTAACAGGCGTCCTGGGCGAAAGCATCAACATTCAGCCAATTATCCCGAACGACAACGCTCGAGGTGGATTCCGCAAAGCAGTCATCGACAACCGAGTCGTGTATCTGCTAGATGAAGGAACATCGGCTCCAGGATTGCCCGACGGCGTTATTTACGCACTCAACGGCGCCGACATCCAACAGGCCGCATACCTCGACCAAAACGACCTCCTGCAGGGTCTTCAATACCGCAACAGCGCCGAATCATTCGTGCTTGGAATGGGACAAAACAACAACCTGATCTGCTGGTCTCGACAAGGAACAGCGTGGGCGCGAGCAGCAAACAACACTTGGTCAAGGTTCACCTACACCGCCAAAGAAATGGACGCCACCAAATTTCTTCAGGCGGCAGTTTGCGTCCCGATTGCGTACAAGGACACCGTCCCACAAAACGAATACTTCACTGTCGTTTACACTGGCTCTGACGAAAAAGTGTATTTCGTTCGCTACATCCACAACCACGGATTCCCGAACTCGGACGACTTCGATTTCGACGACACGGTCGCATCAACAACCCCAGCGTCCGGCACGGTCGACCTGTCCGAGTATTGGCATTCCAAGCCATGCGTTGTCAAAGAAATCATGGTTGAAGCCGTATTCGACACGTCCGCCAGCCTGGACCTAACAGGCAATGCCACTATTGAGCCATTCGTCAAACCAACCGGAATCGTTGACATCGGCCCGAACGACACCAACAGTTTCGTATCGAGCACACAAACGATCACCCAAGCCATCTCGTCCATTTCGGCTGACAACAGCGTCGCCCTGTACCGGTTCAAAGTCAATAACGCTGGACGGTCATACGGGTTTTACCCGCGTCTCACATTCCAAGGTTGCCGAATCCGACGTGTCATCTGCGTCTGTGAGGACTAATGCCGTTCCGCTACACCTTCCGAGCCAAAGACATCCAATCATTTGTGCCATCAGCCCAGGACATTCTTGAGAACCGCGACCTGGAGCTAGAAACATGGGTCAACGCCGCCACACCCGTCGGCGGCATCCTCAAATGGCATAGCGCCACCACCGCACCTAGCGGCTGGTTGGCCACAAACGGGGCATCCGTCAGCCGAATCACTTACCCCAGCCTGTTTGCTGTCATCGGATACACTTACGGCGGGTCGGGAGCCAATTTCACCCTGCCCACCGTCACAGACAGCATTATCAGGTACTAGGAGGCCCGGCATGACTATCCCCCCGTCACTTGCCCAGCCGTCCATCGTCCAAGCTCCGCTCGAGGAAGTTGATCCCAATGCAATCAACAAGTCAATCATTGATGCCAAAGGCGACCTCATCGCAGGATCGGCGGCCGACACCCCCGCCCGCCTCCCCGTCGGAACAAACGGACAAGTTCTGCTTGCTGACTCAACCACCAGCACAGGACTCGTATGGGGTACTGATCCAACCGCCACCGTTGTCGACGCAAAAGGAGACATTCTTGTCGGCACCGCTGCCGACACCGTCGGCCGACTTCCAGTAGGCACCAACGGTCAGGTACTCGTCGCCGACTCATCCACAGGCACCGGCCTGGCCTGGTCATCCGAAGCCGACCCAACAGCCATTCAGAAAGCCATCGTCAACGCCAAAGGTGACCTCATCGTCGCCACAGCCGACGACACCCCAGCTCGGCTAGCAGTCGGCACAAACGGCCAATACCTCGTAGCGAATTCGTCAGCCACCGAAGGTGTGGCCTGGACGACGCCCGACATCGCCCTCGGTACCGAAACGTCAGGTAACTATGTCGCCGGAGTTACT